AAAGCCGAGGCTATCATTGTGTCGACTATTTTACCGTTAATACTTAAACCTAATGCTCTGATCCAACAAACGTCATACATGGCGTTGTGAAAGATTTTTGTTGCTGGTGTAGATAATACTCCTTGAAACCATTTCAAGACCTTTTTACGATCCATATTACCACCACCTTCGTGAGCAATTGGATAATAACCAGACCATCCTTTAACAGCTACAGCTACTCCTGTTATATCTCCTCTATTAGTAACAGATCCTGAACCCATTTTTATTAAATCTGGGTCTTTAGTTTCTAAGTCAATTGCTATTTCATCATGCTTAGATAAATCTGGAAATTCTGTTGGTGGTAGCCATTCAGTTTGTGGTTTAAATAAAGGAACTTGCATCATTTAACAATTCCCCATGTGTTTGCTTTTTCTTTTGGTTTTTCTACTTCTTTGTAATCTCTTTCAAGTATCATTTCTAAAAAGTGTATAGCCTTCAAAATATCTTCCTTTTTTCCTTTCAATCTGTGACGACAGATATATTTTATAGCGCATCCTTCTGGAAAAAGCAATTCATTTTCTACAACAAATTTACTTGGCTGAATTTTAAATTTTTGATAATGTGATCCTCCGTGTTGCTTGTCCCAAACACTCATACATCCCCCATCGGAAAAGCTTTATTTTCATCTTTAGGTCTTACAACATGTAAATGTTCTTTTGCTCTAGTTGCACCTACATAGAATAATCTATTTTCATCATCACGATTTCTTTCATAAGATTTTTGAGTATTCATAGTAAGATCTGGTAATATAATTACATTGTCTTCTTCTCCACCTTTAACACTATGAATAGTAGATAATTTAATTCTAGGCTCTTTATTTAATTCTTCTCCATTGGCTCTCATTTTTCTAATGTATGTAATTCTTCTCGATCCAGCGTTATCAAAACATTCATACCAAGTACTTTTAGTATTAAGACCATGTCCTTGTGTTAATTGATCTATTCCATAAAATGATTCTTTAGATAATGATTTTAATTTATTTTTTTCCCAATTAGCTGGACTCATATACTGAGATATATTCATAATATCTTTATAATGTAATAATTGTCCTCTTCTTAAATGTTCCCAGTTAAGTGCTGCTTCCTGAATACCTTTTTCGTAAGACTTATTAAACCTATCTTCAAAATATAATCCTTTTTCTTTTAGTATATCTTCTAAAGCTTTTAATTGATATCTTGTTCTAGTTAATACCAACCAGTTTCCTTTATTCATATTAATGTCTTCAAAATTCCAATATTTACTAATTGCTCCTTCATGTGATTTTGGTTTCCACTCTTTGTGTAATCGGTTGGAGACTCTTTCTATAATCTTCATAGCATAGTCATGAATCTTTCTAGGTATTCTCATTGATTGAGTTAAATTTAAAATTTTTCCTTTTTGTGTAATAAAGGAATCCACATCCGCTCCTGCCCATCTAAATATTGCCTGATCATCGTCCCCTGCAATAAAAGAATCTTGTGTATTAAAACTGCTTACCATATCCCATTGCATTCGAGATAAGTCTTGTGCTTCATCAACAAAAACTACTTCAAACTTAGGAGACTTATCTGATTTAACAAAATCTAGTATCATGTCATTATAATCTATAAGTCCATATTCTTTTTTATATCTGTCTAGTTCATTAGCTATAATAATAAGTTTATCATATTCTAATTTTTGAGTATGTTCTTTTAAGTTAAATTGTTGATCTAATGAAATGTTTCTTAATTTCGCAAGGTTAATAATTCTCAAGTAATCACTTTTTGTAGTGAATAGACCAGTTTCTTCATCGTCATAATCATTATAATCTATAGGTATTTGAATCTTTTTTCCTAGATCTTCATAGTGTCTACGTTGCATAACATTTTCTTTATTAATTCCTAAACGTCTAAATGCTAATGAGTGTAGTGTTCTAAAATATGGAAGATCGTCTTCTGTTAAATTAAATTTTTTAACAGCTCTATCTCTTGCTTCATTAGCTGCTTTTCTAGTAAAAGCAAAATAACCTACTTTATCTGGATCAGTTTCTTTTAAATAATCATCTACTTTATTAAGTAATGTGTGAGTTTTTCCAGTTCCTGGTGGTCCTAATACTATTGTTTTCAAAATGAATCCTTAGGCTTAAGTTGTTTTTGATTATAAACTTTTTCTGGTTTTTCAAACGCATCTACTATCATTACACTTGGTCTTTTCTTACCAATATAAATTCTATCATCCTTGCAACCACAATGTTGAATTAGTAAATCTTGTGTAGTTTGATGTTTTTCTGGCCATTTTCTTCTTTGTAAATAACCATGAAAAAATTTGTTAAATATAAAATGATGTTTGCCTTCTGATGTCCATACATTTCCTAAAAATATTTCTTCTTTGTTTGTTGTTGCTGAAGAGTCATTAAGACAATATTCTTCTAAATGATCTTTTAATTGTTCAATCAATGATGAACCAATTGGTGCTTTTATAATTTCTACTCCTGCAAGTAACATATCTGTATATTTTTCAAATTCTTTTACTGTAATTCTTGGTGGTTTTCTATTAATTTGTTTTGTAACTGTTCTTCTAAATAATCTTTGTTCTAGTAAGGAATCAATATTATCTAATTTAACTCTTTCTCCATCTACATTAACCCAGTAGTATGGTTCGTCTAATTCTACTTTCTGTAAATCGCTCAGAGTAGGAAATACGGAATCTCCACCTATTCCAAATTTTCTAGTTTTACATAATGATTTATCACAATGATTACACATTGGCTCTTCATTACATTTAAAACCTAAATCTTTTTTGCTATGAAATTTTATTTTATCTTGAATAACTTTATCTTCTAATGGCTCTACAAAATGTGTATAATTAAATTGATTTATTTTTTTAGGCCATTCTTCTGGCCATTTTCTTTTTGCATATTGAATAAATTGATAAATAACTCTATCTCTTCCATCATTTAACTTGGTTTGTGTTAATGATTCTAAACAAGGAGGACCATCACTAAATTCTGATTGTGGTCTTTTAACTTCTAATTTTTCTAGCCCTTCTGGTGTTAATTTATTTCTTTCATACAATCCATAGAAGCCTTCAATTGATGTAGCCTCCCCACTTTCGAGAAAGGCGTACCTCATGGTATCATCACCATTAAAATATGGTAAGTTTAAGAAATTTCCTGTATCATCTTTCGATTTTAATTCTATTTGTTTTGGAAAAACTTCTGATCCACCATAACCCAATACTGCGCTAACTGATAAGAGTTTGTCTCTCATTAATTTTGCTTCAACAGGGACTGTTGTAAATAAAAACACATGAGCACCTCCTGATTTGGATCTAAATACTACTAGTGGTAATTTTAATAATTTAATTTTGTTAATTAATTTTTGATGGTCAAATCCTGCGTATGAGTCTATATCAATACAGCCCCATCTACATTTGTTATCATCATTGATTGGAATAATACCTAAACTTGGTTCTCTACCTTGTAAGTGAAATAGCCAATGTTCGTCAGTGACCATTTCTCTTTGAACAAAAGATTTTCCTTTAATCTTTTCTCCATCTACACCTTTTTTGTCAACGTAAGTGACACCACGTGCTCTATCTAATCCTTGAAATATATTTTTAAATTTTTCTACAGACATAACTTTCAAAGTGGGCGTTTCCACTCTCGCTTAGACGCCCACTACCTAGGATTCGGTTAGTACGGTGTTGTACTTGAAGTTTCTTCAGTTCCGTGTTTAACTTTGACCTTACCTTTGCTGATTTGTGTAGCAAAGTTTTTGGAAAGTTCATACACTCCCTTGTTTTCAACTGGGCCAACTTTAGTCACATCCCATCCAAACCAAGTTCCTTTGTCATTAGACATCTGAACTGTTTTTAGATTATAAATGTGGCTGTATGTAGGCGGTGTAAATAAACCATTTTTACCTTGAAGTTTAATACCCATCATCATTGAGTTCCATTTTCTACTCACTTTTAATTGAGTAGCTTTCATAGAAATCAAAGCTGAAGACGGACTGCCATTCATAAAAATAACATAATGATTCGCTGTATTTTCTAAATAGTTTCCATTAGGTAAACGATCTTTAAATGATTTATCTCTAGTAGTGCTACTAACAATATCACTATCAGCATCATGAATAGCTACAGGAGAACCTTGGCTTGCGCCTCTGTCTTGCCATTCCACGTATTTTCTTTCGTAAAAAACTGGAATAACATCCACTCCTTTTTTGCCATCAAAAAGTTGATTTGTGACAGTGTTAAATATCATTCCTGGTTCTGCACCCTCGATGAATTTTTCATTCATCTTGTTTACTTCAGGAGATAACTGCCCTAAGACTTTCAAAAATGGTAACGCAAGATCTTCCTGCGTCATATTTTGAGAGCCAGCATTTGCATCTGCTTCGAAAATATTCGTAGACAGTGCGCCTGCATTTGTTTTAGTTGTTACATTGTTCATGTTTATTGTTTCCTTTTTATTGTAGTCTTATTTCCAACAAATATGTTGAAAAGTTCCGTTGGCATGTCTTTACCTGCCTCAGTACGCTCACGGACTAACGCTTTAAGAGTCATGGGTTCAACCTTCATCTTTTGTGTTGGTTGAAACCCACGCTCTTGTGCAAGGGAAGCATAATCAGCTGCCTTGTTTTCTTCGTTGCGACCAAAAGACACGGATATCTCATTTTTGATTATATCTCCTACTCCATTATCACGAAGCCATTTAAACGCCTTTTCTTTATTAGCTACAGTAATGTTTGCACTGTAAAAAGGCTTAACATCTACTGAAGATCCATCCATAAGTTTAAGATGAGCTAAACCCATCTCGGCCATCATAGTTGGAATTACTTCTCCAGATATATGTTCTAATTTCTTTTTTGAACTCTTCAAATTTTCTTCTTGGTTTTCTATACTCCTTTGAAGTTGTTCTAATCTTTCAACTTGGTCAGCTAAAGATTGTATGTTGTCAGTTTTTTTAATGACCTCCTGTTGGTCCTTTTCAAAATCAATCATCTAGTTCTCCTTTCTCGTATAAATTAATTGATATGGGATAATATTTTCTTTCTTGTTTAT